CGCGCCGATCACGATCGAGGTGAGTGCGGCGCCGAGTGCGGCGAGGCCGAGGATGCTCACGATTTGCCTCTTCTCCTACGTGCTCGTGCCGCCTATTCTCTCACCGGCCCAGCCATCGGCGTTTCCATCATCGCCAGTCCTCGACCTCGGTCCCGTCGGGGCCGAACACGCCGACCGGCTTCAGGCTGCCTTCCTCCACGCCGGACTCGAGGAAGTCGAAGTCGACGGCCTCCTGCGGCGTCAGGAACCGCTCCTCCTTCAGGGTGCCGTCCTGCCAGTAGCGGGCTACGTAGAGCTGCCCGGCCGCGTCGGCTCGGGCGTACGCCTCCTTCTTGAGCTGGTGTTTGACCGCTCCTCTGACTCTTTCTCCGAGCCAGTTGGCTAGTTCCGCCCGGTCGGCGAAGGAGCGCCAGAGCGCGTCGTACTGGTCGTGGTCGAGGGTGACGTGGACGAACGACAGGTCGAGGTCGTGCAGGTCGGGGACGGTGTCGTCAGCCACCGGACGACCCCCAGTCGTGGGGTACCTCGTCCGGTCCGACGATCCCCATCGAGTTGCCCGCCGCGTCGTGGTCGTCGCCGACCTCGCAGTAGCAGAGCTCGCCGTAGGGTTCGCCGTCGTCGGGGTCGTAACGGGTGAGCCAGTGCATGTTGCTCATTTCTGCCGAGCGCCCATCTGGTGATCCTTCACCCACCAGGAGTCGTGCCCGGTCGCGTCCCGGTGCGCGGCAGCCCACTTCCCGCGCGCTTCGGCCGACTCGAACGGGATCGGCAGCGGCTCCGCCCAGCCTTCGGCGCACGCGCGACATACGAGCACATAGGCCGTATCCGGCGCCTCGGCAAGGGCGTCCATGTCGTCGAACGGGTGTCGCGCCGGTTCAGGCTCGCTCATCGGATCAGTTCGTTTGTCGTAGGCGCGAGCGCACTCGGTGCACATGGGGACCTCCACGAGCCCTACCGTGCGACTGTCGAACCAGCGGGTGGTGTTCGCCTCGCCCTGGCAGATACCCGCGGTGTCCCGGTGGGCCGCCCCGCACAAACAGTGACATCCCGTACTCATCTGACCGCCCATTCCTCCCGCCAGTCCGGATGGTCCCGCCAGATCGCGGCGAGGCTGCGCAACGTCGGGCACGCATCGGTCCCGCCCCGCACCCACCGCTCGGCGCCGACGTAGCGGCGCACCCACGCGGTGGCGTCCCGTTCGAACGCGACCGCGAACGCGAGGAACGCGGCGGCAAGGCAGGCGCGCTGGTCGACGCCGAACGCCACTAGGCCTACCCACGCGAAGAGCAGTGCCATCACGACGGCGCGGCGTATCGGGCTCGCGCCCGAGCGGATGCGCGGCGGGCTGGTCGGCCCGTGGTTGTCCACCAACGCCCGCAGCGCCTCGACCCGCGCGAGCGTGGCCGCCGGGCTCTGGCGGGCGATGTGCGGCCCGGCGTCAGTCTCGGCGATTACAGCAGGTAGGTCATCGTCGGTCCATGTCATCAGCCACGGCTCGCGGGCTGTGGCCGCCCGTGCGTCGGCATCTTCCTCGGCGAGGCGGGCGGTGACGAAGGCGGCGATCGGGTCGAGGCTGCTCATCCCCCGGCCGCCAGCGGGACGGGGTCGAAGCCGATGCGCTCGATCCGTTCGGCGCACGGCCCGCAAAAGTACACCTGTTGGGTGTAGGTGCCGTCCGGCTGCTTGGAGCTGGCCGTCAGCCATCGGTTCTCGCTGTCGTCGTACCAGTCGGCGTGCCGCGCACCGCTATCCGTTTGATCTTCCCGCCGAGGAAGACCCGGACCACGGGGACGGCGCTGTCCGGCATGCCGGCGTGGTCGCACCGGCCGAGGAACTCGCGGAGGCCGGCGAGGGTGAACGGCCCGTCGAGGGACATGGCCAGCTCGGTCTGAGCCAGGTCGGCTTTGCGTGCTTCAGGCATCGGTCTCCTTCGCCCATTCCTCCCGCCAATCCGGATACTGGCTTCCGTCGGGCCTGTACCGATAGATCGCGGCGGCATGTTTCATCCATACCGGGGGTTCGTCGTCAGGGTCTCCGTCACCGCATTTCGGGAACGACTCGTAGAAGGCGACTAGTCCCCGGAGCGCGGCGCACCGCGCGAGCGTGACGGCGGGATTCTGCCGGGCGATGTGGTCGGCGTTGGCCTCCCCGTTGTGGGCCATCTCGACGTTGCAGACCTGCACGATGTATCCATGCCAGTCGGTGGACTGGCCGTACAGCACCTCATCGACGAGGTGCTCACGCTCGGTCCCACGCAGCCATGGCCCGGGGTTGGCCGCCCGCGCATCGGCTTCTTCCTCGGCGAGCCGTGCTTCCAGGAACACGGCGATCTCAGTCGGGTCAGTCGTCATCGGGTCGGTTCCTTTCGGGCCAGGTCCCAGGCTTCGACGTCCTCGGCGAGCCAGATCCGCCCGACGCGGAGCTTGGCGACGGGGAGGGGGAACTTGCCCTCGGCGATGAGCTGGTAGATCCGGGCGCTCGACAGCCCGACGGAGGCGATGACCTCGGCCAAGGACATGAGGCGGGGGCCTCCCGGCTTGGTGTCTTCCACAGTTCCAATCTTACCCGCCCGTCCCCTTGCACACTAGAGAACCTATCTAGTAAGGTAGTCCTACACCCCAGGGCCAGCCGGGGGGACGAGGGGAGACCACCATGACGACCACCGCCACCCTGGCACCCGCCACCAGCACCGCACCGGCCGCCAGCGACCACGAGATCTCGGTGGCCACCGCCGCCAGCGAACTCGGCGTCCAACCCGCCACCGTCCGCCGCTACCTGCGTTCCGGCCGCCTCGCCCGCCTCGCCCGCCTCGGCAGGGGCGTCAGTGCCGACTCGGTCGCCGCGTACGCCGCCCAGCGGGCCAACAACACCACCCGCACCCGCTTCAAGCCAGCCGACACCTACACCCCCGCCGACCTGATCCAGGCCGCCTGCGCCCAGTACAGCGCCGCCGCCGACCTCGCCCGCCAGGCCGACAGGGGCAAGCGGGCCGCCCGCAAGACCCTGGACGTGGTCGGCGACGGCCAGTACGGGCCGTGGGCCGTGGAGCGGGCCGACTCCGGCCGGCAGGTCGCCGACCTCGCGGAGATCACCCGGATTTTCCTGGCGCACGGCCTCGGCGAAGTGCCGATGAAGGACGTGGCACCGTCCCTCAAGGTCACCCGCCTCGCGGCCTGAACCCCTGGACCGGCGGCCCCCAGGCACCCCCTCAGCCGGGGGCCGCCACCCCGACCCGACCCCCCACGCCTAGGAGACCCGCATGTCCCGTTCCCTGCTCGCACTGCTCCTCCGGCACCGCCTGTGGGTTGCCGTGCCGGTCACGATCGCTCTGTACGTCGCCGCTTACGTGGTGCTGCGTGAGCCGATCGGGGTGGCGTGGGAGTGGTTCCGGGACGTGTACGGCGCTGTTGCCGGGCTCGTCTGGTGACCAGCCCGGCCCTCACATCGAACGGATGCCAGGCGCCCCGACGTCCCGCTCGGCGACGACGTAGCGAGTCTGGTCCATTCCGTGGTTGTTCTCGGCCAGCGGAACCTCTTTCGGCGCTTGCACGGCGGCACCCGCGCCGGGCTTCAACCAGACGTACGACGGGAATTCCTCCTCGGTGCAGGTCGGTAGCCTCTTCTGTTCGAGTTCGGGGTCCTTGTGGACTCGGGCGCCCCGCATGACGAACAGGCGGGGTTTGCCGTCGCCAGCCAGCTCCAGGCGCCGCTGCACGCCCTGGATGCCGTCCGCAACGCCTTTGATCGCCGGGATCGTGCCGACGTCGAGCTCCTGGGAGAGGACGACGCGGCCCTCGGCGTCGTGGTCGCAGACGACCGCACGGGGCATGGGTTCGTGCCATTCCCATTTACCGGGCTTCGTCTCGGTAGCGACCAAGGCGAGCATGTCCCGTGCCTGGTCGGAAACGATGCGCCGGGTGCGGTAGGTCTCCCGGTAGAGCCAGAGCCGGCCGTCGGGGTCCTCGGCCCAGCAGGCGATGACCATGGGGTTGGTGAAGCCGAAGTCGACGGACCACCAGCGTTCCCAGCTGTCCGGCGGGCGGAACGGGTCTACGACGTGGACGGCCGGGTCCCAGGCTTCGTACACCATCCCCTCGGACGCGACCCACCTGCCCCACCGCAGCCGGTGGAAGCGGGCGCCGGTGAGCTTGTCGAGCTTCGCCAGGTAATTCAGGCCGCGTTCCGTCCACCGCCCGGCCCGGTAGAGCTGCGGGTTGTCTTCGTGCTTGCTGTACAGCATGAGGAGGCGGCCGTCGCGTTCCATCGCTTTCAGGTGGTGCGTCGGCCCGCCGGGGTTCGTGGCCATGACGAGCTGCTGGTAGGGGAGCCTGCCGTTCCGCAACCGGACGGTGATCGTCTCCACGTCTTCCGGCGTGCCCTCGATGGCCTCGTCGAAGAACGCCATGTCGTACTCGGTCGACATGAGCCGGATCGGGTGGTCCAGGCCGCCGACGACCATCTCCGAGCCGTTCGAGTACTGGTAGGCCGCCGGCTTCTGGCTGCTGCCGCCGAACCATTTGACGATGCCGCGGGCGATCGCCTCGGCGGCGACCTTCTCCCGGAACGACACGAGCGTCGAAGCGGTCAGCGAGGTGAGGGTTTTCCGGACGACGAGGCAGCGCACCCGCGGCACGGACAGGCAGATCAAATGGAGCTTCATCATGCACGGCACGCTCTTGCCCGTGCCGGCCGCCCCGGACATCAAGACCGTGTCCGCCTTGCTGCGCATCATCGTGGCCGCGGCGCCCCGCGGTTCGAAGCGGACGGTCTCGCCGGGTACCGAGTCGAGGCGCAGGGACCTGTCGTCGGTCACTCGGGAGGGATGCCGGTGATGTCCGCGAGGTCTACGCCGACGATTTCGTAACGCAGCCCGCCGTCGTGCGCGACCTCCTGCCGGACGGGGCTGTCGAGACCCAGGAGCGCCGCCCGCCGCGCCTGGATCTTCAGCAGCCGGTCGACGGCGGCGAGCACCGGGGCGTCGTCCTCGAGCGGCTCGCCCTGTCCTTCGGCGATCTCGGCCTGGCCGTCGCCGTTGACGAACGGCCGCCCGGTGCGGACTACCCGACCTTGGGAGACGGTGACGTGCTTCCGTTCGAGGACTGCCACGACGGCGGCGTACATGCGGTCGAGCCGGTCGAGCTCGAGCTGCCGGACCTCGGCGGCGGGCTCGGCGACGGTGGCCTTCAGCGCGCGCTGGACGGCCTTGTAGGCGCTGTCGCTGCTGGCGTAGCCCATCTCCGCCGAGACGGCGCGGTACGACAGGCCGCGGGAGCGGAGCCGCAGCGCTTCGGCGTCACGTTCCGCGGTTTTCTGGGTACGTGTGTACCGCCCGCTACCGCCGCGCGTACCGCCGGTCTGGCGTTCGCTGGGGCCGTCCATGATCTATGTGCACCTCGGCGTGGGGCTGTGGTCACCAGTCGACCGGACCTTTGATCACCCATGCGGCGGCGCGGTCGACCCAGCGTGGGAGCCGCCTGGCTCGGCGGGGCGACGTGCCCAGTAGCCGCCCGCTGCTGTCGCACCTCACGTCACGCATGTCGACTGGCCCGGCCGCGGTGCCGTAGAGGACGCGGCCGTCTCGGCAGCGGTAGACCTGGCCTGGCCCGAGGACGGGCGGCTGGCCGTAGTCGAGCGGTACGGGCGTCCCGCCTCGCTTAGACCGTTCGCACCCGCAGCCCGAGCAGTCCCGCCCGGGCCGGTAGTGCTGGTGCCAGGTGGCGGGGTGGCCGCAGCGGCAGGTGCGCCAGCGGGTAAGCAGGGCGGTCATCGTGGCAGGCGCTGGCGGGCCGCTCGTAGCTTGAACGACGACGGACCGTCCATCAGCAGGAACGTCGGTCCACGGCGAGCCTTGGGGCCGTAGTAGCCACCATTGGCGTTGTCGTCCACCGCCAGCCACCCGCGACACCACCCGTCGCAGCCCGCCGGGGTTGTCGTCGTCGCAGACGATCAGTTCGTAGTGGTCGAGGTCTGGTCCCCACGCGACGACTGACTGGCCCGTGTGCCGGCACCCTGTGTGCGGACAGGACCCGACCGGGCGGCGATCCCCCTCTTCGGGGTCGGATTTGAACCACCAAACCTCACCCGGCAGGTCGACAGCGACCTCGTAGCCCATCACTCGCCGCCCCTCGGCGCACCAGCGCGTAGCGGCGCCTGCGCCGCCGTTGCCTCCGCAATCGGTCCGTCAGCCCTTTGTGGAACTTGTGGCACTTCTCGTCCAGGCAGGGAATCGGCCTGCCCTCGTCGTCCTCGCCGACCCAGCCGTCGCAGTCGGGCGAGTGCAGCGAGGGTGACGGCGGCGCCGTGGACGGCGCGTACGAGACGTACGCCTCGTCGCGGTCGGCCGAGCTTACGGGATACGTCACGGGTGGTCACCTCCCTAAAGGGAGGGTAACGATCAGGTGCGTCGTTTTGCACGCGGGTTTTCCTTTCCCGGATCGCGGCGAGCTCGCCGGCCGTCGGCCAGCGTGGTACCCCGTCCGGGCCGAGCACGTAGACCGTCCCGCAGTAGGGGCACATTCCGCCGCCGGTGGTGTCGGCTGTGCGCGGGTCGCTGGCCACCGGGCCACTTCCCGCTCTCGCGCCGCACGCCAGCTGGGCGCCGCAGTCGAGGCACGTGACCGTCACGTGGACTCCTGGCCGTATTCGGCTGCCCATTCATGCAGCTTCTCTTCGACGTGCGCGCCGTCCTGCCAGGCGTCGTAAACCTGCCGGGCGAACTCGTCGGCGTCCACGGTGTTGATTTGGCGCAGCACGTGGACTAGGGCGAACGTGGTGAGCATGGCAGTCGTCTCGATTTCCTCTCCTTCGGGCGGCGCTACGGCTGCCTGGAACTTGTCGATGTCGAGCTTCAGGACGATTCGCGCGCCTTCGACCTCTGTGACGACTGCGGGGCAAGTGTTTCCCTCGCCGTCCCCGGCGACGAGTTTTCGGCCGGCGGTCAGTCCTGCGGCAAGGGGGTCTCCGGGGTCGTCGACGTAGGCGTCGAGAAAGGTTGCGGCGTCTACGTGAGGGGCGACGCTGTCGTAGTCGAAGACCTTGTCAGGTTCGGCGGCTGGGTTAATCCACATGTCGTTGAAGTCGACCAAGATGTCGTACGCGGACGCGGGGCTTTCTGGACCGGTCGTCATCTCGATTGCCTCTCGAGGCCGTCCCTGTTGGCCTGGACGTATTCGGCCCAGTCGTCGGGTTCGACGTCGGGCCGAGGAACGGTGCCGATCGTCATGCCCTGCCGTCGGTCAAGGCGTCGAACGTGTCCGGTGCGACTTTTCGGGCCTCCGCGATCAGTCGCCGTGACTTCGCCGTGTCTCCGCCTAGGCGAGCTTGGTACGACGAGTCGAGGAGTTCGAGGCAGCGGACGTTCCTGCGCCGCTGGTCGGTTTCTGTTTCTGCGTCGGCCACCGTGCTGTCCTTCCCTTTCGTCTAGCAGTACGGCGAGCTGGCCGCCGGTGAAGGGTTCATCGGTGGTTCTTCCTGTGCCACCGGCGGCGGCGTTTCGGGGCGGGTTCTCCACCCGCGACCCTGAGAACCAATTTGACGGTGGTCCGGGCTGGTAGGTCGCCGACGGCGACGTGGTCGCCGACGGCGACGCGGTAGACGGGTAGTGCCGCCGCCCAGACGTGGAGCCTGTCGTGGTCGTCCCATCCGGTGTAGGTAATTTCTACTGGGGTGGTGGTGCCGTCGGAGTGGTGTATGCGGACGCCGCCGGGGACGGGCGGGAACGCATGCGGCGTGACGGTTTCGGCGTTCATCAGGCTCCGTTCGTGGCTGGTTCGGGGCGGGGAGCGTTTTCTACGTCGCCGTCGAGGTCGAGGACGAGCTGGCCCTGGTGGACGGCGGTGATCCTCCGCCGCCGCCCGACGGTGCCGACCATCCTCCGGAAATGGGTGCGGCCGACTTGGAGGGCGACGGACGCCGGGTCGGTGAGGAGCCGGCCGCACACGCGGCCGTCGGGTTCGCGGTAGCGGCAGTGGGCGTGTTCGCCGTCGGGCGGCGGTTCGGGAGCGGTCATTGCACGCCGACCGCCGCGCCGATGGCGCATATCCCTTTGGCGCACGCGTGCAGCGCCTGGATCATGGTTCCGCCGGGTGCCTGCTTGTGGCCTGGGGGGTAGTGCTTCTCCTCGACGTCGCCGGGCGTGTCGCGCTGTTTCGTGGCCATCCAGACGTGGCCGTCGACGGCCACGCACCAGGCCGAGCAGACCTCGACCGCGTCGGGGCGGGTGTAGAGCACACGGGCGTCCAGGTCTGCGTCGAGGAGCTGGCGGTGGAGGGGGTCGGCGCCCGGTTCGGGTTCGGCGACCGTGAACGCCTCGATTTGGAGCGCGACGGCGACCCGGGAGTTCCGTCCCGCCCCCGGCGAGGGTCTTGGCGACTTCTTCGGACACGATGCCGATCATGTGGGCGGGGTAGCGGTCGGGGTGGACGCCGGGGTCGAAGGCGGCCCAGGTGCCGACTCTTACGCCGCCGCCAGCCAGGTAGAGGGTGGCGAAGTGGTGGAAGCTGTCCCACTCGGTGTGGTCGGCGACTACGCGGCGGGCGAATGCGGCGAGAGCCTCGTGCGTCGCGGTCACGGTGCGGGGTTCCTTTCCTCATCGGGTGGCTCCTTTCCGTACTCTGCGCTTGCGCCGCAGGCCCGGCATTCTACGAGCCGTTTCGGCCCGCCGTATCTGGTGTAACCCCAACTCTTCTCCGCGGCAGGCGGGTGAGGGCACCTGAGCCGCCGGAACCAGCGGACGATCATTCGTCGCCGTCGTCGCCGAACGGCGGGTCGTGCCCGTCGCCCTCGTCGTCCCAGACGTCGACCACCCTGCCGCGCGCGGAATCCCACGCCGGACGCGCCGGGCGGGCGAGCTCCTCGGCCTCGACCTCGGTGACGACCTCGACCTCGACCACCGCCTTGTGGTTGATCCAGCGGACGGTGCCGTCGGCCTCGGTGAGCTGGACGAACCCGGGGATCTCGGCGCAGTTGGCCAGCCGGCCTACGTGGCGGGTGTGGCCGAGGAGGTCGACGACGGCGTGGACGTCGAGCTCGGCGGCGGTCCGTGCCACCGCCTCGCGGGTGGCCGCCTCCATCGCCCGCAGCGCCTCCGTGCCCGCGAGGCTGAGCCCGTGGCGGGCGAGGATCTCCAGGAACGCGCCCGGGTCGGTGGCCGTCGCCGCCGCGATGGACGGGGTGACCTTCAGTTGTGCGGCCT